AAGAAGATGTAAAAGAAGGCGATATAGTTAGAGTTAAACTAAAATCTATTAAGAAAACTAAAGATGGATTTAATTTAGTTATTGATGAAGTAATAGAAATACCCGAAGTAGAACTTCCAGAAAAATTAATTACTTTAGATTTTTTATCACAAGATACCAAGAAATCTCTAAATTATGATATTAAAGCGTTAGAAAAGGGATATTCAATTACAGATACTATACATGGTGAAGCCACTCTTATCTTTAAATCTGATTTGGATGGATTTACTTTTTATGGTTTTGAAGAAAATAATTTAATGGCGAAGAATGCAATGTTAGATATTGACATATGGAAAGAACAAATAGAAGATATGTTAAAAACTCAAAAGTCTAAACTTAGAGTAGCAATTAAAAACTTCTTAATGGAAGATAGAGATGGTAAACCTTATGGAAAGGTAGAGGAATTTGTTTCTGAAAAATATCTAAAAGAATTTAATAATTTATTTGGTGGTAAAACTAAAAAATTAAAAGATTGGTTAAAACAACAAGAAAATATTACTCATGATAAAGAAAATGATATGTTCCATGCTAAATTCGATATGATAGAAAAATATGAGACTCCTAAAAAATATAGAGAGGGAGAGTTTAAAGTCTATCGTAAAGACAATAATAATTTATCTATTATGTTTAAATTAGATGAAGAACTTATTGGTTGGGAAATAGATATAGAGGAAGAAGATGACATTTTTAGTTTATTCGGTAAATCTGGAAAGTTTCCCGCACAAGTAGAAAATAAATTCAGAAAAGGAAAACTTATTGATTCTGGTAAAGTAAAGTTAGGAGTACAAAGGCATGGTTATCATGAATATTTCTTAGAAGGAAATAAATTTGAAACTAAATTTCATGTAAGAGTTATTCCTGTTAAGGGTAAAGATATGTGGCTCGCTTGGACTGGAGTTGAAACAGAACCAGTCAATCCTGAGACAGATGATGGCATTTGGGATATTAGAGAAGATAAGAAATCTAAACTAGTTTTGAAGGAATAATTAATATAGTTCATTCAGAAAAGCGCTAAACAATGAGTGCAACCGCTATTTTGAAAACAGTTAGTCCTACCAGACATGATTCTTTTAGTATTTTAAAATCTAATGATTTAGTAATTGGAGGATATGCTTCAATAGAAATGGTAGATAAACAAAATGATTTGATTACTTTAGGGGCTTTAAAGGAAGCCGTTGGTAAATATATGAAAATTACTAAATTTAGAAATGTAATGACTAATCATTCTAATGTTCAGGTAGGAGAGGTTATTCCTCAATATAGGGATAAAAATGGTAAACTATGGAAAACAGATGTCGATGATGTTGGATTTTTTGTAGTTATTAAAATGAGAGAGGACATTGAAAAAGCAAAAGAAGTTGGCCGAGAAATAAGAAACGGTAGTCTTCGTTCTTTTAGTATAGGCGGACAAGCCTTAGAAAAGAGAAAGAAAAATCATAAAGAGTATGGAGAATACAATGAAATCTCTAAATTAGAACTCCATGAAGTTACAATTTGCGAAAAAGGAATTAATCCAGAAGCAAAGTTTGATATTTTAAAAATGGAAAAAGGTGAAACAAAAATGAATGATATAGAAAAAGCGCTAAACGAGTTAAATAATACTTTAGATAGAATTAATAATATATCTAAAATGGAATTCTTAGAAGTTCTAATGGATTATAAACAAGGAAAGAGTAGTTTAAAGGATGTTCAAGATACTGCTAAAAAAGATATATTTACTACTAGAGGAAAATTAGACCCTAATAATAGCACATTAAGAAGATTGGTAGAAGAACAAGTTTTTACTAGAAAGGAATTAAATGAAATGGTAGAAGAACATAACTCCGAAACAAAAGACAAAATGAGTGGAATGGATATGCCAATGGGGATGGACGATGATGACGTAGAAATGGCCGATTTAAACAAATCCACAGAAAAGCATATAAAGAACATAGTGAAAAACGCTGATTCAACGAAGGAGGCAACAGATATGTCAAACTTAGAGAAAGAAGAATATATGGACACAGAAGATGAAGAGAAAACCATGTACGGTAAAGAGGACATGGAAGAAAAGGCTATGGATGAAGAAAAGGCTATGGATGACATGGAAGCAAAATCAAGACCTGATTTGGCTACAGGGCATATAGATGCTGGAAACGCTGGAGAATATGTGGATGACCCTCATCCTCAATTAGACGGTAACTACATGGCTAAGTTCGATGACCAATCTACATTAGATTTATCCCCTGAAAACTTAGAAAAGGCTTATGCAGAATTTAAAGCAGAACAATTAGAGAAGGCGGCTTATGAAGCAGTTAAAAATCAATTCCAAACAAGATTTGATGCTGAAATGGTAGCAAAAACAGAAGAAATTGAAAAGGCTAGTTATGATGCTAAAGCAGAAGTAGCAGAATTAAAAGAACAATTTAGTTCCCTTTTAAAATCATTAAAAGAAGAAAAAGAAACTGTAATTAGAAAACAAGAAGAAGTAGTTGCAGAACTTAATATTCCATCAGGCGATGAAATCGCTAAAATGGATTGGAGCGATATAAATGCTCTAGTTGAAAGGCTGGAGGGCCAAATTTAAAGGAAGTGAATAAAATGACAAAATACATAAACACAATAAGAGATTTAGAAGCGGCTACTTATGGTAACATAGGTGGTACAGGGAATGGATTGTTGAAAAGTGCTGGTATTGTTGGTTCTATTAACAGTGGATTTACTGGTTCTAGTGACACAGCATTAACATTAAACGGTACAGCAGGTAATAACTTAACTGCACTTTACAACATAGTATATGGGCAAAAAGTTTGGTCAATGATTAACCAAGAAATCAACCCATTATCAATTCTACCTAAAAGACCATACACATCAAGTGGATGGAGAGTAATGACTAACAGACCTCAAGGTGGTTCAGCGGCGGCATTCTCCGTTGGTGCTACAACTGGAACTGGCGCTCAAGGTGCGGCAAGTCCTGATGGTGACTTAATTGGTGGTGTTGGAGAAAATGAAGCATTAGACAGTACACAACTAAAAGCATTGGCTCCTGAATATACAACTCTATACATGAATCCAAAAATTGTTGCTCACATGTTTGATTACAGTGAATTAGCGGCAGAAATGGCAAAGATTGATGATGGTGTTGGAGATATTAGAAAACTTATTCGTGAAGATATGGGTAAATTCCATGCAGAATCTCAATCAGTTATGCTAGTAATGCCTCTTGAAAACTATGATACACTTGGAGCAGATACTTCAAGCGGAAGAATTCGTGAAAACTATACTTCTCTATTGAAGATTGTTAGTAGTAATGATGAATTATCAGACAGCGGTGGTGAACTTGATAGACTTTCAAGTGTTTCATCTGCTATTGCTGATTTAGATGCTGATGTAACAACTCTTTATGGTAACACATCAAGAGCAAGTGGAGCATCATTCATGGATTCAGTAGTTAACTACGGTTCATCATACGCAACAGCAGGTAGAGTTTTAACATTAAGCATAATCAATGATGTTATCCAAAACCTACGATTGAACGGTGGAACTCCAAATGTTATCTTAACAGGATATGATACAATCCAAGCATTATCTGACTTGCTACAAAGCCAAGAAAGATTCATGGATGCTAAAGAAATCATACCTACACATAACGGTGTAAAAGGTGTAAAAGGTCAAGAAGTCGGATTCAGAGTAGCAACATACTACGACATTCCACTAATTCCTTGTAAGGATATGCCTAAGACTGGTTCAGCATCAAGCGGTTTATCTGATATGTTATTATTAGATACTAACCACTTATGGTTTGCAACTATGAAGCCAACCCAATACTTCGAAGATGGTATCAATCATGGAAACCCATTCGGTGTTGGTGTACTTGGAAACAGAGGACTTTACAGAACAATGGGTGAAACTGGTTGTACTTTCTTTAGAGGACAAGGAAAAATCACCAACCTAAAATGAGGTGATTTGATTGGCTTTAGCGTTTACAGTAACAATATTAGCAGACCACAAAGGTTTCACAGGGCCAAGAGTATCTGGTGATGAGTACTTTGTAGATGCAGTAATTGATGTAACATCCCATGTGGCGGCAGGGGCCGTAATCCCTGCTGCCCAGTTTGGATTAGAAACAATCACTGCTGCTTGTATTACAGGAACAGAAGGTGGAAACACTAGACTTGCTGGAATTGAAACAAGTGCGGCAGGGGCTTATGAGTCAGCAACTTCGATTGCTCTTATCTTTACAAGTTTAGACGGTACTAATGCAACAGTAGCAGATGATGGCGACCCAACTTGTGCAGTTAGAGTAAGAGTATATGGTTTAATCTAAGGTGATACCTTTGGCTAAAGTATCATTACTTCCTAAAGAGGAACAAGATGAAAGAGAGGCTATAAGTTCTTTTGTCTTTCAAGGTATAACCTTAGATTAAACC